GTTGTATCGGCTGGCTCAACAACATTATGCATAACAATTGCAAGCCTTACATAATCGTTCATTTCAATCACTTCTTGCATTTTATTTATATAAACTCTTCTAAAATTTTCAGCAGAGCGAGTAACCGTCCCGACTTGGCGAAATGTAAACGCGCCTGCGTTAACTGGAACGTCGTGAGATACGGGGATTATCTGTTTAGGTTCACTGTCATCTTTTGGCATAACTGCCTGAAAGGTGGTGTCCATAATGGACAATGCTTCGCGTACTCTAGCTTTGTCGACTTCATTTTCATATCTGTCAACTATTATCTGTTTAATCGTTGGGTTTACAATTCTAGTTAACGTATTAATTGCGCCGTCCGCTTCAAACCCAGAATATCTGCCTACTAACTCATCCCCAGTATCAATGCCAGCAAAAGTTTCAGCAAGATCAACATTTTTGATTGGATTTAAATCGGCAAGTTTACCGCCAGATTGAACTTTGCCGTAGCTGCCGCCTGGCATAGCAGGATTAAACCATTTATTTACCTGATCAAACCGACTATTCAATTTATGCATTCGTTTTCCGCCACCCGCTGGACTGAAATCGTGGCACGGATCGTGAGCAAACATATTTTGAAATAAAAACCGACCTAACTCTGGTTCTATTGTCATTATTTTCTGTGCCATTGCCTGCGTGCCTATATAATATACAGATAGATATTATAACCACATATTATACGATTTGGGACGCAAACAAACCATCTAAACCACGCAACTTATCACATCGTCAAAATCAAACATTTTTCGCAAGGTATGGGAGAACAAGGATATACAAAATTATACAAATAATAGGCAGTTTCATTCGTAAATACTGGCGTATAACTTGTTCTCCAATTGTTAGAAATATTTATGTTATTAGATATGCCTTCCATAATCAACATTTTGTATTTGGACTTTTTATTGATTGCATCTAGGCTATGCAAAAATCCACTGTAAAATAGGTCTTCTGTGTCGGAATTCATTACACTGCCAACGAGTTGCAGCGTGTTGCCTTCTATATCGTCATATTGCGTTTTCGTATCTTTAAAGAAATATAGACCATATATGTGCCCTTCGCTCCTCAAACAATATATATACAGTTGGTTATCATTAATTAACGACAAATAGTACCCACTATGTTGTGTAATGCATATATCAAATAGGCACGGCTGGTTATCAAACCGAAGATGTGTCTGTATATCTAGAAAATCGGTTAATATGTCTATGTTCTCGGCGTTTATTGGCAAAACGTGAAAATTCTTAGGTAAAACGGGCAACTTGTTTTTACGTAAGTAGAATGTATCCGACTTGTAACGTATGAATGGGACCACGCCGTCAATCAAGTCTATTTCCTTTTTTAATAATGAAACTGCAATATTCGGGTTCATCAGTCGCTGATTATACTCGTGAGTTTGATAGAGATTTCGCGTAACTTTGCGAGTGTCCTGTTCTCTTTGAACACATAAATAATCAATATAATAGATTGGCAATTCGGAATACATCGGTTCACTCAGCGTTGGTCGGTAATGCATCTTAAATGCCCTAGACGTTACACATCCAATCGGCTTGTGGATACAACTAATTTCGTCGGATGCAGTGGGTTTATGTAATATTTTTTCGTAATACATGGAAACATAACTGGGTTCTCCAATGCCCGTTAAAATAGTCCGCACATTTTGGTCGCCAAGTGTATGTATTATGCGGTCCGACGGCACATAATAGCACTGTAATAAATTGGTAAGTTCTCGCATCTCTTCGTCAGTGCAATCCACCAAATTCTTCGTACTTACATTGACAAAGTCGCAAAACTTGTTTTTTATAGGACGAAACCGATATATTATAAAAGGCGTCCGATAATAGTAGCGCCAATAGTCATATGTATGGAACACTGGTTGACTATTCCAGAACGGATACTTGATTTTTATATATGCAAAGAGAACCAGACAGAAGAAAAAAGTTGTGGCTAGAATATATTGAAGCATATTGCACTCTAATATATTCAGTTAAATATTTGGCAAAGGTTCTCGGCAAACCTACATTTGTCGCTCTAATATGTATAAATACTGATGTTCATCTCCGTTACATTCTTTCATATCTGCTTTGGCGTGAACAATGAACCCACAAGCACTTGCTATCTTCAAAATGTGTTGGATATCTTCCATATAGAGAACCTCCTCATTCTGTCGGACGTGTGCGGTTTCCTTGTCTTTGAATGTCTCCATCTTCGTAACCACATTCGTTTCTTCTAAATTTAACGGGAAATTATAACCAGCAGTATACTTAAAATCGTCATATTCGGTTGTTATTTTGGTGACCCGCGGTTTTGGCTTATCGTAAAATGATTTCCATTCAATCTCATCTCCAAATTTCGGGGCGGTTAAGTTGAACCGATTTCTATCAACCAAATGCACGACCAAATACCCGTTGGGTTTCATCCAACTATAACAGTTTCTAAAAAACAACTCTTTATTTTTCATTTGATAAATAGTAAAGTTAGTGCAAAGCGTGTGCGTAAATGTATCCTTCTCAAATGCCATTGGATCGTCAGCGTTCTCACAAAGAACTTCAATGTTCGGATAAGTGGTTTCCGCGTGTGTCGCCATAACCTTGGATTTGTCTATCCCATATGCTTTGTAGCCAGCAGCGGTCAATTCGTTTAGACTATATCCCGTACCGCTACCAATGTCTAGGATAACGCTATTGCGAGTTTCCAGCCCCGTATATTTTAATAATTTCATCAACTCCCATTGAGAACGTTTCTTCGTGTCGTGCAAATTGTCATAAACCTCGGCATAAAACTCATCGTAAATTTCGTCATTGCGTTTTAATACAAATTGTTGCTTTTGATAAAACCCTTCGCGTTGTGTATATATCTTATCGGTTGACATATAACTTACATATACTGCATGTCCAATTGCCAAGACGAGCAGGCATTTTAATATCGCATTATTTGTATTGGTTGATGTTAAAACGGAACTGAGATATTTTATCATATGTAAACCTGTATATATGATAAACTATATTTTTTTATGTTGTTTTACACGCCTAAAACGCATTACGCAATTGAGTACGAGTATGGTTAAAGAACTGGTCCCTGCCGATAATGCTATTCTCAACATTGGGATGGGGCATTGCACTAAAATTGTGTTGTTCAAATAGGCGAGGATGGGGCTGTTCCGACGGCGTAGATACGATGGTTGGTCTATACAAATCGCTATTCGACGAGGGAACATATACATTTTGTTCTGCCCCGTGTTGCAATGCATACTCCTGATTACGTAAACTGTTCTCTACATCTACATTATTTCTATAACCAGACGATGGGCCACGACTAGTGGTAGGTGTGAAATTGATGTGTTGGTTATATGCGGGGTATGGAATACTAGGCTCATTCACCATCTTTCGGCGATTTACAATTGGGAACTGCGCGTACTTGGTAGAAACTGGGCGGGGATTAAAGTTGGGTTCAAGGGGACTATCTGGTATTGTTCGAGCATTTATACGTTCATTTAATTGGTCAACCCGTTCATTTTGTCCATATTGAACGCCCTGATGTGCGCCGTAAATTTGGTTATTCATTTGGTAATTCATTTATGCTAAAATATATAGAGTATGAATATATATTTGTTGGCGATACAATATGCAAATGGACATAAATAGTTGTTATTTCCTAACGATATAAATTAAGATATTGGTTTACAAGAATATTACGATCAACAATCGTTTTACAGCGCATTAAGCGTAAAAAGTGCGTCTATTACATAGCCGAACATGAAATAATGCATTCTTATTTAACGGCGATGTTTCATTGTTAAAATCAAATCTTATGCTCTGGAATGCAAATTTATTGGTAAATATGTGAGAGAATATCTGCACTTCCGAACTGTATGTTGGTTTTATTTGCTCTCTATACAACCCCCAGTCGATTTGCTTAAAATAATTAGAATATTCTATATTATTCCAAATGTCGTCGTGATAGACATCCATATTTTCACCAAATTTAAAAACCTTATCAATTATTTCCAATTTACCAATAAAAATAGTATCAATTGACATCAATAATTTATCGGAGTTAATGCAACCTTCTATTTCAGATTTGATCAACATATCAGGTAAGTTGGGTTGAACGGTTATATCAAATAATCGCATAAACATATGTAAATCATAGGTTAAGTTATTAGCAACGCAATATTTATTTTTGAGTTCATTTGCGACATGCCGTCTATACCACATATTTGATGTAAAATGATGTTTCCCGCTGTTGTGTTTACAAATGCGATTATACTTGTCTTGATTTATTTGTTCTTTGTTGTGATATTCGGTACAATCTTCCCAAAATTTTATATATTTTACGTTACACTTATATTTTTCAAATATTAGACCTATCATGTCCTCTGCATCTGCGTTATAATTGCCGTGTTTATCCGTTAATATAAATACATCAATATCATTATTTTTTAATATTGACTCATATATAGAATTTAAATTATTTTCTAAATTGTAGACAAATGACCGAAACTGCCCGTAAATAAAAATACAATACCGCATTTGCACTATTGAATATTTAACCATGGACAACTTTAAGTTGTTTCGATGCAATTATTAGATTATACATAAACATAATTTGTATAAAAAATTCACTTAAACGCATAGTTACGTAAAATATAAATTATATGTTACATATTAGATATCAACCTGGCCACAATGACGGGTTTGGTGCACAATATCAACGAATAATCGGCATATATTGTATATGCAAGGCGTATAATATTAAATACTTGCATCGCAACTTTGACGATATCGAATATCAAGGATTACAGTCATTGGCAAGTAATGCAAATAGTAGCGTGTTTGTAAATGAATGCAACCAACGCATTTATATACAAACTACAAACAAGCTTGATACAAATATGCCGACGCTTGAATGCGATGCCGATAAGATCGATATTACTAACATTATGGCGCTTAAAGAGAAATGTATACAAGAAAATGTAAATATTATACTTAATTTGCGATTGCCTTACAATGTAACGGAGTACAATCCAGATATATATAAGTTTGCCAAAAACCTGTATGTTACAAAATTGCCGAAGAATCCGACATTTACTATTGGCATTCACGTTAGACGGGGCGAATTGTATGTAGTTGATTCAGACAGAATGTTGCCGAATTCATTTTATATCCAAACTGCGCAGCGCATTATTCGCATATGCAATGAATGCAATGTAAATTTCATCATAGAACTATACACTGAAATACCAGAATCTGACATATCGGTTACGAATGAAACGGTAGGCGTAAATGGACGCGTAAAGAAGCCTATTACAATATTTCAAAACGCGGGCGACATCCACGAATTTGACGCATTGCCAAATGTGAATAAATATATAAATGAAAACGTGTTAGATACGTTTGATCGAATGATTAACTGTGATATATTGATTGGCAGTCGGTCCAGTCTATCTGCTTGCGCAAGTTACTTAAAACAAGGATTAACCGTATATCACAAATTTTGGCATAATATGATTTCAAGTGACGTAGAAGTATCTGATCGCAATTTTGATAGTAAGGTGCGGAGATTCGTATCTATTACGTCTAATCCCAATGTCTATCCAAATGAAATACCGAAACGTATATATCAAGTTTGGATGCAAGGCAATCTAGATGATTACGTAAAAATAAATATTATGTCATTAAATGCGGGCTATGAGTATAGTTTTTTTAAAGAATCGGATTGTATATCATACATTCGCCAACATTTTGACGAAGGCATATTAAATACATTCCATTCATTAAAGAGACCTGCACATAAATGTGATTTATTCAGATACTGTTTATTGTATCGTGAGGGCGGAATCTATGTTGATTGTGATATACGAGTAACCGCCCCGTTTGATTCAATGATTGAAATGTCGAATTATAGCAATTTCATTACTGCATTGGGTGCGCATAGCAACGCTGCTTTTGGCGAATGTTGCAATGGATTTATTATAACCAAGCCAAACAATCCAATCTTTTTAGATTTGATAAAACATATAGTAGATACTCAGAATCCAGTCGACTATGGTGGATTTGTAAAGGATCTTTATAACAAATTAAATGCGCCACTGCCATTTTGCAACTTTACTACCAACGATGTAAATTGTTACATATTTAAAGAAGTGCAAGCTGCTCCTGGCAAATATTATATTATTAATTCGGACAACCAAATTATTATGACTACTAATGGACACAATTATATTCAAACCCCATAATTATGCAATCGTACGCTTGGACTTATGTCAATGTGAAGAACAATTAAAATATATATCGCAACGATCTAGTTAAATACTATCTTGCAATGGAGTTAAATGGACGGATGTTATATCAACCTTAACCATCGCACAGATAGAAGACAACATATTGAAACGCTAATTCAAACGCACCCATTTTTTAAAAACATTGAGAGAATGGAGGCAATTTGCAATGAACGAGGTGATATCGGTTGTTCATTATCTCATATAAAATGTTTAACCGACTTGTTGCAAAAAAACAAGGCATATTATTTAATGCTCGAAGACGACTTTTGCATATTACACGAAACCAATTTTACGAGCTTTGTAGACGAGTTTGAACGCATAAAGGATTCAGATGAATGGGATGTATTAACATTAACCCCCAGAGGTGATACGAAAATTAAGAATTATCTATTTGATTTCAATAGAATAGTAAATAATCAAACTACAACTGGTTATATTGTAAAACATAGATTCATTGAAACATTATTAACACATTTTAAAAATGGGGTTGCCAAATTGATGAATGGCGGCAAGCCAGGCACAAATGCCCTAGATCAGTGTTGGAAACCATTACAAAAAAATAGCAACTTTATTTACTACAATCACATTTTTGCTGGTCAACTGCCTGGACACTCGGATATTGAACAAACGTATGTAGATTACAATCGTAGATTTATTGAACAACCGAATTATTAACCGACTCGCTAATTGTTTTCAATAAATAATATAAACATTCGACGCCGTTATATATTGTAAATACTATGGTAAAAAACTGCAATACCCCCTACCCATCCAATTCAAAATATGATGCGCATTTTGAATTGTATCGATATCCTCTCAGTGATTTTCAAAAATATGCAATTGAAGCCATTGTTGAAGGACAACACGTCCTCGTCACCGCTCACACTGGATCTGGAAAAACCCTGCCCGCCGAATTCGCCATCCAACATTTCACTGCTCTCGGTAAAAAGGTCATTTATACCAGTCCCATCAAAGCCCTTTCTAATCAAAAATACTACGAATTTACCAAGAAATATCCGCACATTTCATTCGGATTATTTACTGGTGATATCAAGACAAATCCCGAAGCGGATGTACTCATTATGACAACCGAAATTCTAATGAATTATCTATTTACAGCCGTCACGTCTGTGTCTGATACGAAGCCGTCCAGTCTGCAATTTCAAATTGATATTCAAAATGAACTTGCTTGCGTTGTATTTGATGAAGTTCACTACATTAATGATGCCGAACGTGGGCAAACTTGGGAGAAAACGATTCTTATGTTGCCGCGACACATTCAGATGGTGATGCTTTCCGCGACGATTGACAATCCAGACGGTTTCGCGAAGTGGTGCGAAAAGAACGATGTTGCTGACGATGCGAAATGTGTCTATCTTGCTTCCACGAATCATCGCGTTGTCCCTCTTTCCCATTATGGTTATATTACTACCGCCGAGACAGTGTTTAAACATATCAAGGACAAGACTATTCAAAAAGACATCAAAGACAATACCAACGCTCTTATCCCGCTCCAAAACGAAAAGGGCGTCTTTAATGAAATCGGATATAAAAATATTGTGAAAATAAACAAGCTGTTTGATGAAAATAAGGTTCGTATTAATCGCAAGCATACGCTCAACCAACTCGCCACGTTTTTGCAAGAGCGTGAGATGTTGCCAGCCATTGCATTTGTTTTTTCCAGAAAAAATGTGGAATCGTGCGCGGTTGATATTACTGTGCCGTTGACGGAAGCCGACAGCAATCATGCTCATCTGGTTAGATGCGAATGCGACCATATTATACGCAAATTGCCGAACTACAAAGAATATATGGAACTTCCTGAATACATTCAGCTTGTTTCTATGTTAGAACGGGGCGTTGGCATCCACCATTCGGGAATGATACCCATTTTGCGTGAAATTGTTGAATTGATGATCTCTAAACGGTACATTCAACTCTTGTTTGCCACCGAATCCTTTGCAATTGGCTTGGATTGTCCGATTAAAACCGCCGTTTTTACAGGAGTAACCAAGTTTGACGGCACGTTGGATAGATATTTGTTGGCACACGAATATACGCAGATGGCGGGTCGTGCTGGACGACGCGGCATTGATACGGTCGGACACGTCGTTCATTGCAATAATCTATTCAGAACGCCCTCTATGAACGAGTATAAAACGATGATGGGCGGGAAACCTCAACAATTGGTTTCCAAGTTCCGCGTGTCATATCCACTGATTTTTAATCTTATTAAAAACGGACAAACTGACAATTTCCACCTCTTTTCGCAAAAAAGTATGGTGCAGCGTGAAATTATCATCACGATCGC